CCGCAAGAATCGCAAATCCCTAAATCTATATTGAATTTATCGTCAAAGAATCCTACCCAATCCGTTGATGTTCTTAGACCATTTGTAAGGCGAGGGATAATATTCATGAGTCCGTATCCATCATTAAATTGATCAGGAAATAATGCTTTTGGATATATTGCTAAGGAAATTGCTTTTCCAATTTCTTTATATTTCTTTTTTGTTTCTAGGTAATTATTGTTATTTACTGCATTGTCCCATCTTCGCCACTTGTGTAGATTTAAATTGTTTCGCATCTCGATTCTTACATGATGCAAACCCCATTGCCGTTTAATTTGTATTAAGTTCATATATTCTCCTGTGTGTAAATGAACAAGTTATTCACATGAATAACCCTTTTATTATTTCATGTTTTCAAGTGTTTGTGTAAAAAAAGTGGCTACAAAATGCCCAAAGATTAGATATTCTCTTTTTATTCCTATTTCATTATTAGATAAAAAGATATATGAGTGAGTTAAAAGCCCGTAAACCAAAGATAAAAACACTTTCTAGGTCGGAAATAAAAGAGAGTCTGGAACAAATACCAATAGAACGGATATTAGGGGTAAACACAAGTAAACAATTAACACACAAGCAAAGAGAGTTTGCTAGGAAAGTTGCTGAGGGTATGCCAAAGGCTAAAGCATATAGAGAAACCTATGATGTAACTAGCACCAATACACAAATCCAAGCGAATAACGGATATGAGTTGTCTAGACATCCTCTAGTAAGTAAAGAGATTCAGGCTTATAAGTTGGCATTGGAAGCGGAGAAATATCGCACCCCCACTCATTTAAAGAGTCTCCTAGTTCAACAGTTAGTAGAACATTCCCTCAATAACTCATTCCCACCAGCCCAACGAGTGAAGTGCCTTGAATTGATTGGAAAACTATTTGAAGTCCAAGCGTTTACAGAATCTAAGCAAGTAGAGATAACACATAAGAGTAGTGATATCAGGGAACGGATACTCAATCAGTTAAAAGACATAACGGATATAGACGAAGAGGATTTATCCCTATTAGATGAGTTATCAGGTAACCCCCAGAGCAAAACGGATATGGCTGACCCCACCACTCCCCCACCCACCAATATCGACCATGCTTCACAGGCTGAGGATACGCATAGTACTCCACACAAACGAATCCCTGAAAAATTGGAACAAGTTCCAGAAAATGAGGAAGAATTGGAACAAGTTCCAAAAAAAGAGGGTGGTGGGGTATGAAAAATTGGAACAAGTTCCAAAATTGGGTTAAAAAAAGACCCCCCTTGTTGTTTTTATACAAAAAAGGGGTGGGGGTATATATATTTTTTGGAACAAGTTCCAAAATGGGGTGTGTATGACTCCTAAGCAGAATAATGTATATAAGTATATAGAGGAGTATTGGAGGGAGTTTGGATATGGACCTGCTATAGATGACATTATGTACGGTCTTGGGTATCGGGGTAGGGGTGAAGTACATAAGATATTGAGAAGGTTATGTGAGATGGGGGCATGTAAGATGATACCGAATCGGGCTAGGAGTATACGGCCGGTGTATATGAAATTCAGGAATATAGAATGAATAGTAATTTGGATGTAGATAAGATATTTGAGGCGGTATCCAAGATGCCTGTGAATGAGCAGGAGGAGTTTTTTAGTAACTTATCCTTGTGGAAGGAGAGTAAGGCGCGGGAAGGTGCGCAGGCGAGCTTTTTGAAGTTTGTAAAACAGATGTGGCCGGGCTTTATAGATGGACGGCATCATAAGGTCATGGCGAAGAAGTTTCAGGAGATAGCGGAAGGGAAGATAAAGAGGTTAATTATTAATATGCCACCGCGTCATACGAAGTCGGAGTTTGCGAGTTATTTGTTACCGGCGTGGTATTTGGGTAAATTTCCGGATAAGAAGATTATCCAATGTTCCAATACGGCGGAATTGGCAGTTGGATTTGGTAGAAAGGTAAGGAATTTAGTTGGAAGTGAACAATATTCTAAGATATTTCCGAATGTTGGATTGCGCAGTGATAGTAAGGCTGCTGGTCGTTGGTCCACTAATGCTAATGGTGAGTATTTTGCTATTGGTGTTGGTGGTACTGTTACTGGTAAGGGAGCTGATTTACTCATTATTGACGATCCCCATTCGGAACAAGAAGCTGCACTTGCGGCAGGAGATCCTTCGGTTTTTGATAAGGTATACGAATGGTATACATCGGGTCCGAGACAGCGTTTACAGCCGGGTGGTGCGATTATTGTAGTGATGACGCGCTGGTCTAAGCGTGATTTAACAGGTAAAATTAAACAAGGAACCATAGAAAGAGATGGGGAATTGTGGGAAGAGGTTAATTTTCCAGCAATTTTGCCGAGTGGTGATCCTTTATGGCCAGAATTTTGGAGTTTATCAGAATTATTGGCGTTAAAGGAAGAGTTACCGATTCCAAAATGGAATGCACAGTATCAACAAGAGCCTACTTCGGAAGAGGGGGCGATAGTTAAGCGGGAATGGTGGAAGATTTGGGAGAAAGATAACCCACCGCCATGTGAATTTGTGATACAGAGCTGGGATACGGCGTTTACCAAGTCGGAAAGAGCTGACTATTCTGCTTGTACGACATGGGGAGTATTTTATGTAAATGAAAATCCGGATGATGCGAACATTATTTTGTTGGATGCGTTTAAAAGACGGATGGAATTTCCTGAGTTGAAAGAAAAGGCGTTTAATCATTACAAGGAATACGAGCCAGATGCGTTTATTGTGGAAGCAAAGGCAAGTGGTGCGCCGTTAATCTATGAGTTAAGAGCGATGGGGATACCTGTTCAGGAGTTTACACCAAGTCGTGGAAATGACAAAATGGTGCGTATAAATAGTGTATCGGATTTATTTGCAAGTGGGAAGGTGTGGGCACCTGCAACCCGTTGGGCGGATGAAGTGATAGAAGAAATGGCTGCATTTCCTAATTCTGACCATGATGACTTGGTGGATTCTACCACGCAGGCGTTAATAAGGTTTAGGAAAGGTGGGTTTTTAAGGTTACAATCTGATTACATGGATGAAGCAAGGCCAAAAAGAAAGGCAGCGTATTATTAATGGAAAAATTTGATGATTTATGGCACTTTGCCAATTGGTGGATAACTACAAAAACATTGAATCCGCCAGTTGATAATATAACACAAGATGAACACTATACTGGAACAGTACTATATAGAGATGGTCCATATCAAGTAGAGTTATTTACGATTAAACCAAATGCTAAAGGAGTATCTCATATTCATCCGAACGTAGATAGTTATGAGTATCATGTTAATGGAGAATATAGCTTTGAAATCAATGGTGTATTAGTGAATGTTAAAGAAAATGATCCGCCAAGATTATCGAGAATATATCCAAACTATTGGCACAATGGCAATGTTTCAGAAAAAGGCGGTTCATTTTTGTCTATACAAAAGTGGTTAAACGGAGTTAGTCCAACATCAGTAACTTTGGACTGGCATGATGCAAATGGAAACAAACTAGTAAATTGGAACTAATATGGCAATAGATAAAGCAATATATTCAGCACCACAAGGCATAGAAGAATTAGCGCAACAAGTGGAACCCATTGAAATTGAAATAGAAAATCCAGATTCCGTCACAATTGGGGTGGATGGATTGGAGATTACATTAGAACCTGAACAGGAAACAGCAGAAGATTTTGATGCCAATCTAGCGGAATACTTAGATGAGGGGACATTAGTCCAGATTGCTGGAGATTTAATTAGTGAAGTAGATGAAGATATTGGATCCCGAAAAGAGTGGATACAAACTTACGTAGATGGCTTGGAGTTATTGGGATTAAAGATAGAAGAGCGTGCTGAACCATGGGAAGGCGCATGTGGAATATATCATCCATTGTTAGCGGAAGCATTGGTAAAGTTCCAATCAGAAACCATGATGTCAATATTCCCAGCACAAGGTCCTGTAAAGACGCATATTTTAGGTAAGGAAACGCCTGAGTTAAAGGCATCTGCCGAGCGTGTTCAAGATGATATGAATTATGAATTAACGGAAGTCATGACGGAATATCGCCCAGAAACAGAAAGAATGTTGTGGGGATTAGGACTTGCTGGAAATGCTTTTAAGAAAGTGTATGAAGATGAAACATTGGGCAGACAGGTATCTATGTTTGTTCCAGCGGAAGATTTAATTGTTCCATATGGTGCTTCTGACTTAGAAACTGCTGAGCGTGTAACGCACGTAATGCGTAAGACAGAGCATGAGATGAGAAGTTTACAGATTTCTGGATTTTATAGAGATGTAGATTTAGGATCTCCTCAGTCATCTTTGGATGAAGTAGAGAAGAAAATTGCTGAGAAGTTGGGCTTTAGAGCTACTTCAGATGACCGATTTAAGGTATATGAAGTACAAACAAACTTAGATTTGTCGGGCTATGAGCATACGGATAAGAATGGTGAGACTACTGGAATGGGTTTACCTTATGTTGTTACGATAGAAAAGGGTACAAGCACAGTACTATCAATACGCAGAAATTGGAAAGAAGGGGATAGGCTGCATGCAAAACAAAAACATTTTGTTCATTACGGGTATATTCCGGGATTTGGTTTCTATTGTTTTGGTCTTATTCACCTTATTGGTG